AAATATTAAAAAAATTAGAAGAAATCTCAGATGTTGAGGTTTCTTATTTTTATCCACAAAAGTGGAGTAATTTAGATAAAAAGCCAGCAATTTCTTACTATGAGATGGATAATTCCGTTGCTAGTAAGGCAGATGATGGTGAGTATAGCAGTAATATTGCTATTCAAGTAGATATATGGGCTAAGAGTTCAAGTAAATGCTCGAAACTAGCTATTGAAGTTAATTCTAAGATGGAAGATTTAGAGTTTGAAAGGACACTAGCACTAGATTTATTTGAACAAGAAACAAAAATATATCACAAAACCATGCGTTTTGAAAAAGAAGAAATTTTATAAAAAAGGAGGGCGTTAATTATGCCAAAAAAAGCTTTAAGAGGATTAAGTGGAATAAAAGCATTTGAATTATTAGAGAATACAGAAACAAATTATAAAGTGGGAGAAGCAATAAATATCCCTTACGCACAGAAGTTAACTAGAGATATACAAACATCAAATGACCCAATTTATGCAGATGATGAAATATATGATGATGAAGAAATCTTTGATGGAGAAGATTTTGAATTAGAAGTTCCAGAAGCTGATTTAGAATTAATGTCAGTATTTGAGGGCGGAGAATATGACGAAACATCAAAAGAATATTCTTGGGGACCAGATAATCAAGGAAAAGATTATGCAATAACATTTAAAGCAAAAAGAAAAGATGGAAACTATAGAATGTTTAGATATTATAGATGTAAATTCAAAAAAGTAAAACAAGATTTACAAACGCAAGATAATGGAACACAAGTCGCAACATTGACAATAAGCGGAACATTTTATAAAAGAGCTTTACTATCAGACCCTAAAGTTAGAGTTTATAAAGATAGTACAAAAGCAGAAGACTTAACTTGGTTAAATACAATACCAACAGTAGCACCAGCAGGAGAGTAGCAATACTCTCCTAAAATTATATAAAGGAGAAATTTTTAAATGGCTAAAAGTAATGAAAGTTTAAGTTTACCAAAAAGAAAGATAATCCATGGAGTAGAAGTAAGAAAAATGCCTTGTGGCAAGTATTTTGAAGCACTACAGACATTAAAGAATTTGCCAGAAGACTTTATAAAACAATTAACGGATGGAAAGAAAGACTTTAAATTATCAGAAATGCTTACATTAGAGAATATAACAGATTTAGTAGTGAAATTATTATTAATATTACCAGATTTTACAGTATCTTTCTTATCAACTCTAATGGATATAGAAGAAGATAAAATTAGAGATGAATTAACACCAAAAGAGCTAATTGAAATCATTAATGAATTTTGGAAGATGAACGAATTAGAAAGTTTTTTCGCACTAATGAAGCCAATGATGAACAAGATTACGATGTTGATTGGCTTCAAAAAACAATAGCAATTTGTGTCAAAATTGGAATAAGTAAACGTGAGTTCTTAGAAGATTACTATATTGATGAAATCCCAATAATAATGCAGAAATATGCAGAACTAAACAAAGTAGAAAATAACGATGAAGAAGTAGTAGGTGCAGAAGATTTTTAAATCCTCTTGCAATATTTTACAATTTATTGTAAAATTTAGGCAGAAAGGGGAGGAAAAATATGGAGTGTCCTAATTGTAAAAAAGAAATAGAAGATTGGAGAGCAGAATGTCAATATTGTAATACTAATTTTGAGGATTATGAAAAAGGTAAAGAAAAGTTTAAAGAAAGAACGGAGAAAACAAATGCAGATGTCTTAAATATAATAGCAATTATAAATCTATGTTTATCTATAGTTGGTGCATTAATTATAGGAATATATTATGGAGTAATAGAGTATGACGAAATGAATTGGATTGGAATAATAACAGGAATAGGTGTATTGTTGTCTGGAATTACTTTATTTTTTGTATTGGAAACAATAGTAGATATCTACAGAAAGGTAGAAAAATAGTGAAAGAAAATAAAAATTCTAGAATATGTTATTGTGTAATAATATTAATATTAGTAGCAATAATATTTATTCCTATAATATCTAATTCTATAAAAGAATATAAGACACAAAAGCATATAGAGCAATTAATTGCGAATGGAAAAGTAAAAAAGCCAGAGGAAGTATTAAATGAAATAATAGAGGCATTAAAAGGTAAGAATGAAAAACAAATAGAGGAATACATAGCAGATGAGTTTAAGTATTACAATAGAAATAATTCAGAGAGTATATCTATAAGTAGCTTGTTAATGGACTTGCAAGTTCTAGCTTCTAGTTATGAAATTGAAAGAAGAGGAAATATTAACAAAGACGAATATATCACATATTATATATATTGGAATGTAGTAGAACAAAACAAAAATAGTGGCGTTAATAAAGCGGAACAATATTATTGCTTGCAAAAAATACATATATATCTAAAAAAGATAGTTAAAGAAGATATAATAACTTATGAAATTGAAAAAATAAGACTATTAGATGGATAAGTGAACAAAACACCAGCAGAGATGTGGGTGTTTTTATTATGCACGAAAAGAGGTGAGAAAGTGGCAAATCAAACAACAATAGGAGAATTAGCGATAAATCTACAAATAAAGTTAGATGGACTAGAAAAAGGACTAGAAACAGCACAAAAGAAATTACAATCAATAGAACAAGAAAATAAAAATTTACAATCAAGTAACAATCAACTAGATGCAAGTTTTATAGCTATGTCAGCTGGAATAGTAGCTTCATTAGCAAAAATAGTAGGAGTTATAAAAGAGGCAACAGAGGAATACAAGTCATATACTCAAGCAATGGCATCTTTACAAAATGTATCAGAATATACAGGAGAAAGTATGGAAGACTTTTCTGATATAATGAGTAAATATGGAGCATATTTAACAAAAGCGGACTTAGCAACAACAATAAAAAACTTTTCGCTAATGGGAATGACAGCAAAACAAACTGAGCAAATGATTGAGGCTTTAACTAATTCTGCGATTAGAAATAGAAACGCAAATTACACTGTATCAGAAGCTGTAAGAGTTGCATCAGAAGGATATAGACAAGGTCTATCTACATTATCAGATAGTGCAGGTGTAACAGAAAACTTATCAGTAATGTTAGATAATTATGCTAAATCGATAGGAAAGACGGCTAGCCAATTATCAGAAGCAGAAAAGAACCAAGCATATTTGAATAGAACTATGTATGCAGCAGAACCATTTGCTGGAGCAATGGGAGAATATTTAGATAGTCTAGCAGGTAAGCAAGGACAATATAGTCAAGCAATGAGAGAAACACAAGTAGCATATGTAGAAGCAATAGAACCTCTTTTAGAGAAATTCGAAGAATTTAAGACGAATATTATGTCTGGTTTAGGAGAAATTGTATCTTCAAATGAAAGTGCTACAGCTGGAGTAACGACATTCATACTTACACTAGGGACTTTAGTAACATTAATAACAGCAGTAAAAAAAGCTTATGATATTTATAAAGCGAGTACAATAGCAGCAACAATTTCTACTCAAGGATTTACAGCAGCATTAGCAGCAAATCCATTTGGAGCACTAGCTATAGCAATTAGTTTAGTAGTTTCTGCTTTTGCAGCATATACATCTGCAACAGAAAAACAAGCAGAAGCACAAGGAGTTTTAAATGCAAGGACAGAACAGTATAATAATCTGGTAACTAAAAAAATGGGATATACAAACACTGAAATAACAAATGCTGAGCAAAGAAAAACAGAGCTAGAGCAAGAAATTGATATAGTAACTAATTTAATTCAGAAAAGAGAAGAATTAGCCAAAGCACAAGCTTCTAATCCAAAATCAGAAGAAGTAAAAAATATAAAAAATGAGATAGATGTTCTTAATGAAAAATATGAAGAGATAAGTAAAAAAGAAGCGGGCTCTAATAAAGAATTAAAAGACAGTTATGGAAAATTAAATAAAGAACTATTAGATTATAACAAATATTTAAAAGAAGCCAATTCAGTTAAAAAAATTAGTGAAGGATTAGATGTTGTAACAATAAAAAAGCAACAACAAGAAGCTGCACAATTAAAAGTTAATGCAAAAACTATGCAAAACTATTTAAATATAGTAAAAAAAGGAGATAAATCAACTACTGAATATCAAAATGCAGTAAAAGAATTATCAAAAACGTATCCAGAAGCAGCAAATGCAGAAGGAATTATAATTGATCAAGCACAAAATTTAATAAATGCAGAACAACTTAAAGCGGATAGTGCATGGAAAGGTGCTCAAGATACAATACAATCATATATAAGTATGTTAAATGTAGCGATGGAAAGTGAAGAAGTTCAAAGAAAAGTAGCACAAAATATAGGAATTGCCTTTGAAAATGTAAAACCAAAATTGCAAGGCGTTCTAAATATATTGCAACAAATGGCTAATTATCAAGCTGAAGAAGTTCCAAATATAACTCCAACTAGCGTAACAGCTCCTACAGTTTCGAAATCATCAAGTTCATATTCAAATAAAGCATTAGATAATTATAAAAAACAAATAGAACACAAAAAAGCATTAGACCAAATAAGCTTAAAAGAAGAAATAGCAATGTATGAAACAGCACTAAATAAATATGCAAAGACAACAGATGAAAAGATGGAACTAAGAGAAAAGTTATATGACTTAAATAAAGAATTAGCACAAAAGGAAAAGGAACTTTTAGAACAGCAAACAGAAGACTATGAAGCATATATACAAGAGCAGAAAAACTTAAGAGGTGCTGCTTATGATGTAAAAGAGCAAACACAAGATTATGACAAAATAATAAAAATGCACAAGAATTACTTAAATCAAATAATGAAAGATGAAAGATTATCTCTTGATGAAAGAAAGCAAATTTATAGAGAAGAACTACAAACAATAAGAGACTATGAACAACAAAAACGTGATTTAAGGGTTGAAGCGGTTGACAACACTGTAACTCAACTTACAAATGTAATAACAAAGCAATTAGAAGAAATGCAAAAAAAAGATAAAGAATTTATAGATAAGCAAATAGAAGAAGTAGAAAAGTTAAAAGAAATAAGAATAAATGCTATAAATGCAGAATACGACGCAAAAATAGAAGCAATAGAAAAAGAACTAGCAGCATTAGATAAAGCAGAAGAGCAGAAAACAAGAGATGAAGAAGATGCAGAATATGAAAAAAAGAAAAAGCGTTTAGAGGAATTGGTTGCATTTGAACATGATGCAGCTACAAAAGCAAATTATCAAAAAGAGCTAGACAAATTGATAGCAGAATACCAAAAAACGCTAGATAAAAGAGCATTAGATGATAGAAAAGCAGCATTAAATGAACAAAAAGACTTATTAAAAGAAGAGCAAGACAGCAAAGTACAAGCAATAGAAGATGAATCAGAAAAACAAAAAGAAGTATATAACAAGCAATTAACAGAATTAGAAGAATATTATGATAAACAAATAGATATGGCTCAAGATACAGCAGAGAAAATGCTATTAAATGTAGAAAAAAATCAAGACCAAATATTGTATCTATTAAAAACATATGGAAACAAATATGAAATAACAGGACAGACACTAGGTGAAAAATTGGCACAAGGAATTAACGATGGCTTATCTAACAAAATTCAAAATATAATACAAAGAATACAAGACACAATAGATAGCAACATAGAGTCAAAAATAAAAGAATGGACATCAAGTAATTACAAATATGAAGCTGGAAGCAATAAGCCAAATGGCTCAACAACTGTGAATGTAACACAAAATAATTATATAGAACAAAATCCAGAAATGCCATCAGAGGCTTATAGAAAGCTTAATAATGTAAGTCAAAACTTAGCAACTGAACTTGCTGGAATGTAGAGGTGATAAAATGCAAAAATTAGAAGTGATTAATTTAGCTTTAAATGAAAGTGTCATATTTGACAGCGTAGGAAATCCAGAAGAAGACATATTACTATCTCATATAGAAGGATTAGGACACCCACGGAGCCACAAGTCAAAAATCGCAAGGAGTAAATCAAGATGGTTGCAATAGTGAAGATAGTTTGTTAGATACACGAGTAATCAAATTGAACACAACAATTAGAACAAGAAATAGAGAAAAATTATATGAATTAAGACGTAGAATATTTAGAATAATAAATCCGAAAACATACAATAAAGCAAGCGGAAAACGTGGAGAACTATTAATATATTATACTAATGACCATAAAAAATATAGAATATATGGAAAAGTAGAGGACCCAGCTGAGTTTAATGATAGAAAAAATAATCATGATAAAGCAACTATCTCATTCTATTGCCAAGACCCATACTGGTTAGATGAAAAAGGTGTTGATATAGATATTAAATCTGTTAGAGGCGGTTTGAAATTTCCATTAAGGCTTCCAAATAAATTTGCAAATGTATCTTTCTATAAGTATATAGATAACCAAGGAGATACAGATACACCTATACAAATAGAATATGTAGGACCTGCAAAAAATCCACGTGTTACTAATGAAACTACAGGAGAATTTATACAAGTAAATAGAGAAATAGACGAAAAAGAAAAATTGGTAATTGACACAAGGGAAGGAAAAGAAACAGTAAATTTAATTACACCACATCGGAATAGAGGACGTATATAATGATATAGATTTAAACTCTACATTTTTTAAATTAATAGTAGGAAAGAACTTAATTAAGTATAGTTCAGATATAGAGACGGCAAAAGATAAAGTAAGCATAATAGACTATACAAATAAGTATGTAGGTGTTTAATATGAATTGCATAGAAATAATGAATACTGATTTTAAACTAGAGGGAATAATCACTAATTATGAAAGCTTAATATGTATATGGAACTATTATGAGTGTGGAACATTTGAATTAACTATAAACAAAAATAAAGCTAATACTAATAAGTTAAAAAAAGACAATATGATAATAGTTAATAAAAGAGACGATAAGATACTTTTAATAGATAAAGTAGTAACTTCTACAGTAAAAAATAGCAAAACTCTAAAGGTAAGTGGAACTTGCATAAAAGGTATTACTAAAAGAAGAATTATAGCAACAAATGGTTATGATAGAGTATCAGAAGATTATGCAGAAAATGTGCAAAAGCACTATTTAAAAAATCATATAGTAGAAAGTTATCATGATAATATTAGAACACCAGAAAGAGATATTTCATGGATAAAAGTAGCTCCTTCACAAAATAGAGGGATAAAAACAGTATGGCAAGCAAGACTTACAAATTTACATGATGAAATGAAACATATTTCAGAGGACACTGGATTAGGGTGGAAAGGAATACTAAATAGAGATGAGAAATGCATCTACTTTGATAGTATAAAGGGAACAGATAGGACAGTAAATCAAGTGGAAGAGCCTAATACACATGAATTTTTAAGTAGTATGACACACGAACAATTACAAGCATATACACATGAACAGCTGCAAGGAAACATAAAACATCCATACATACTATTTTCAGAAAAGAAAAAGAACTTACTTGAAGGAAAAACTACTGATGATAATACGAATTATAAGAATGTAGGTTATGTAGCTGGAAAAGGAGAAAATGAAGATAGACTAATAACAATATTAGGAAGTGCAACTGGTTTTGATAGAAGAGAAGTATTAATAGATTTAAACAATATAGAAGACCCAGACGAGTTAAAACAAGAGGGGCAAAAGAAATTAGGCACATACAAAACAATAAAATCAATAGAGGGAAAAGTATACCAAATTCCAAATATGGAATGGGAAAAAGATTTCTTTTTGGGCGATTTAGTAACATTAGAGAGTGATGGAATATACGAAGATAAACGTATAATTCAAGCAAAAGAAATATATGAAAGAAATAACATAACAGTAGAATTGGGATTTGGAGACAAAGTACCAACTTTACGGCGAAGAAATAAAAAGAGTAATTACAAGACCGATTAGTTAGGTCTTGTTTTTTACAGAAAGGATAGAAAATGTCAAATATAGTAACATTAAAAAGCTTTCCGTTTGACTCGATGGAAATGTTAAATGAAGAAAGCGGACAAATGGAAGATGATAGACTGTATCAAGCAAAAATATTTAGAGAATACTTTGAAAAGTTTTTATCAAATGGAGTTTATTTTGGGCATTATAAAAACTATGGCGAAAATGGGATGAAAGTAAGTTTAGACAATGGACTTACGATAAGAGTTAGCAAAGGATGTGGAATGATAAGAGGAGCAGACTTTGAACTAGAAACAGATACTTTATTTGTTTTAGAAAGACCATCAGTAGGCGAAAGAATAGATAGAGTAGTTGTAAAAATAGACGACACTTTATCAGTAAGAGATACAGAATTATATATAAAAGAAGGAACGGGAACAACACCAGCAACATTGCAAAGGGATGAAAATATATATGAAATATGCATAGCAGAAGTAACAGTAAAAAGCACAAGCAATTTAACAGAAGCCGACATTGTAGATACGAGATTAAATAAAGAATTGTGCGGAATAGTAAATAGTTTAATTTCAGTAGATGGAGAAGAACTATATCAAAAGTTTCAAGAATACATAGACACAGTAGCAGAAAATTTAGTAAGAAAAGATAAAGATAATATTATACAAGGAAAAATAACAGTAAATGGTGGAATAGAAAGCAATGAAAAAATTACGGCTAACAAGGGAATAGAAAGCATTGAAAAGATTGTAGCAAAGAAGGGAATAGAAAGTGCTGAAAAAATCATAGCTAGTAAAGGAGTAGATGGTATCTGTTCACAAGTGGAAACTATAACGTTATCAGGAAAAACTTTTAATCAAAATTCTAACGAAACTTATATAGATCTTGCATACCCATCACGGATATAATAAAAACAATACTTGCATTTGTAGTTTTTTCATATTAAATTCAGATGGAAGTAAAGATTGTGGAGTTCCATCAAACGTCAGTATTAAAATGTTGAACAGTTTCATAAGAGTTAGAAGTAATCCGATTACTTCGGGCGGAAGCGGAAATACTGGAGAAGGATCTGGAATAGGCACATCAATAACAAGCATACTATATGATTTTGAAATTATATTGATGAAAAAGTAGGAGGAAAGTATGGCAGAATATACAGACAAATATAATTTGATTAAACCAAAAAAATCTGAAAATTATGATATAGAACAAGTAACAAGAACGAATATGGATTTAATAGATGCTGCATTAGCTGAAAAAGTAGATAAAGTTACTGGAAAAGGTTTATCCACTAACGATTTTACAAATAAATATAAAGAAAAAGTAGATAGAATGGTAGAAGGTGCAAGAGGTTATAGTGCATATGAGATAGCAGTGCAGAATGGATTTGAAGGAACAGAAAGTGAATGGCTAGCAAGTTTAGCTGAGAATATAGCAACAGAGGCAATAACTACATTAATTGAAAACAAAATATTAGAAGACAATAAGAAAAAATACTATATTGGAAAAATTATCATGGATACAGCAAATGTCAATCCAGCGATGTATTTGGGATTTGGAACATGGCAACAATGGGGACAAGGTAGAGTAGCGGTACGGAGTTGATACAACTGATACAGACTTTAATGAAGTAGAAAAGACTGGTGGAGAGAAAAAGCATACAATGACAGTAGCAGAATTAGTAACACATGAGCATGATGATGGTGTTACATATGGATTTATTGGTGGAGTAGAAGGAAAACAAGACACTTGCATAGTATTATCAGACAAAACAAAAGGACAGACAGCAACAACTGGTGGAGGACAGCCATTTAATGTTATGCAACCATATATTACTTGTTATATGTGGAAAAGAGTAGCGTAATTCTTGGAGGTAAAAAATGGACGAAAAAGAAAGATTAGTAGCAGTTGAAGAGCGTGGAAAGTCTAATACAAAAAGAATAGATGAACACGAAAAAGAGATAGAAGAACTAAAAAAGACTTATTCTGTTATGGAAAAAATGAATTATAGAATGGGAAATGTTGAAAAGGGATTAGAAAACATAAACGAAAAATTAGACAAGCATGACAGAGCAATAACAGAAGAAAGGAATAAAGAAAACAAAAACAAAGCTTTTAAATGGGATAAGTTAATAGATTATATATTTTATGCAGTATTAGCTTATGCACTGATAAAACTTGGATTAAAATAGAAAGAAAAGGAGAAAAATAGATATGAGTAATAAAATCTATGACACTTTAAAATGGATAACATTAGTGTTTTTGCCAGCTTTAACAACATTAGTGGGTGTTATATTAAATTGCTTTAATGTGAGCTGTGCAGATATAGTTTTAACAATAATGACAGCTATAACAACATTTATGGGAGCAGTTTTAGGAATTTCAAATATTAATTATAAGAATAAGGAGGAAAAGTAGAGATGGCAAAAGTATTTATTGGAGTAGGACACGGTGGAAGTGATAGTGGAGCAGTAGGATATATCACAGAAAAAGATGCAAACTTAAATATGGCAATAGCTTGTAAAGATTATCTTGAAGCAAATGGAGTAGAAGTAAAAATGTCAAGATACAAAGATGAAGATGATACATTAAATGAAGAAGTAAGAGAATGTAATGCTTTTAATCCAAATTTGGCAATAGACGTACATAATAATGCTGGCGGTGGAGATGGATTTGAAATATATCACACGTTGAATGGTGGAGTAGGTAAAGCACTAGCAGAAAATATAGAAGCAGAAGTAAAAGCAATTGGTCAAAATTCACGCGGTATAAAAACAAAACGTGGAAATAATGGAGATTATTACGGATTTATTCGTATGACTAAATGTCCAGCTGTGATTTGCGAAGGAGTCTTTGTAGATAATAGAGAAGATGCTTGGCAAGCAGATGAACTACACGAACAAGAGCAGTTTGGAATAGCATATGCGAAAGGAATATTAAAAACGCTAGGTATAGTAGGAAATGTCGGAATAGGAACAGCTATAAACACAGAAGTAAAACATGATGTGTCTATAGGAGAAGCGATAAGCATTAATAATAGTATATATAATATACAAAAGTTCTTAAATGACGAGTATGGAACAAATTTAGCATTAGACAACATATATGGTGCTCAAACTAAAAAAGCTCTTATAAAAGCATTACAGACAGAATTAAATAGACAATTTAATAAAGGTTTAGTTGTAGATGGAATATTTGGAAATAATACATATAATGCTTGTATAACAGTAAGAAAAGGTGCAAAAGGAAATATAACTAAACTAATACAAATGGCTTTAGTAATAAAAGGTTATAAGGTAGATGTAGACAGTATATTCGGTTCAGATACAGAAGCAAAAGTAAAAGCATTCCAAAAAGCAAATGGCTTAGTAGTAGACGGAATTGTTGGAAAAAATACATTTAAAGCTTTATTTGCATAAAGTGGCAAAAATAAATAATAAATATATGCAATTATTGGCAAACATACTTGACAAACTATAATTCATTATTGTATAATTTAGTTGTTAATATAAATATATTAGAGAAAATAAAGAGAAGCTTTGAAAAGGGCTTTTCTTTATTTTTTTAAAATTTGTTTAAAATACTTCTCTTCAGCGATTTTTCTAGCTTTTATTGCGTCATCAAGAGTATTAAAATATCCAATGTGGATTGGTTTTTTATTTACTTGTATTCTAACTCTGTATTTATTATTAACTATAGAAATACCTGTATAGCCCGTTGTGTTATTTTTCGTAGTATTATTTGAATAAAATTTAATTATTGAGTTACTTTGCTTATTTCTTTGTTCTTCGCTTAAGTTACCTTGCCTACAACCACAGCTTTTTACTTGGTTATTTAAAACTTGAGTAAATACAAGTTCTTTCTCATTACTACAATCGCATTTAAAAAGTGCTAATTTTGAATTATTTTTATCTATTTTGTTTAAATTCTTTATTAATGTAAGATGATTAAATCTTACATTAATAAATTTATCAATATCATAACCTCGCATAGTCTATACCTCTATTGATTTTTCATATCTTCTAAATAATCTAAATATGCAGATATTGTCGTATGTTCTTCATCTTCACTTTGACCACTTAATCTAGCACTTTCTTGTAATTCATCTAAGAACTGCCATGTGTAATCGAAACCTAAATTTTGCATTCTTTCAAATTCTTCTTCAGTCATTTTCTTCTCTAATTCCTCATCACTTATTTCTAAAATTTCTTTAACTTTCATAATTTTAATCTCCTTTTTTTATATTTTCTAAATAGATTACACCATACGTATATACGTAAAGTCAATACCTTTTTATTTTTTTTCTAAATATTTTTGAATTTGTTCTTTCACAAAACCATTAAAGCTTTTATTATCTTTAGATAATTTAATTTGCAATTGTTCAAAAACATTTTTATCAATTTTGACAAGTCTCGTAGTTATTTTTTCTTTTTCTTTTTCTCTTTCTCTTTGATAATTTCTTTTGTATTTTTTATTATTAATAGTATCTATTGACATTTTAATCAACTCCTTTTATAATATTCAGAGAAGAGATAATCTCTTCTCTGAATGGCTTTGCTTAGTGTATATCTAGTTCGTTGTGGGATTTTTGATAATACATTTCGCTTTGCCATTTTTGAATATCTTGAAATTGCTTGTGTAATCTTTTTTGTTGTTTTCTTCGTTTCAATATATCTAAAAATATTTTTAACATAAGCATTTCCTCCTTTCTTGATATGAATTATACCATACGTATATACGTAAAGTCAATAGTTTTTTCAAAAATAACTAAACTTTTTTCAACATAGCTTCAAAACTGCTAAAAATCAAGTAATGAAAGTATATTAGTGATAAATAAAAACAGCTTAAAAACGATTTTGAAACGTCAAATAATTATTAAATTTCGTTATAATACTTATATCACACATAACGAAAAAACGCAATAGATATTTCTATAATTCTCGACATATTTCGACACAATTAATTTACATAATATGATAAAATGAGTGTAGGAGGAAATATATGAATTTAAAATTACTAATATTAAGAAACAAAATTAAACTAGAACAGATGATAAATAATGATGTAGAATATAAAAAAATATTAGCACAGAGTAAAAGATTAGACAACTACATAGTACAATATTACAAAGAACAAGAGAATAAGAGATAGCGTAATAGCTATCTTTCTTCAAATAAATCTTTAACGTTAACATTCAAAACTTTTGCAATTTTACATAAAACAGACACGGTAGGATTGCACTTTTTATTATTTTCAAGAGTACGCAAATAAGCACGAGAAATACCAGTTTCTTGTGATAATTTATATAAACTTATACTTTTATTTTCTCTTATTTTTTTAATCTTAAAAACTATCATAAAAATATTATGACCAATTTTGCAATCATTATGCAATATGGAACTGGGAGTTCCATATTGAAAATGTAAAATATTGGCTGTATAATATAGAAAATATTACCAAAAAAGAAGAAAAGAAAGGAACAAAAGATATGGAAGAAAATGAAATAGTAAAAGAATTAAGTAAGAAATATGGAGAGAGAAAAGAATTTATAAAATTTTTAATAAAAATATGTAAAGACTTACAAATTAAAAACTTTAAAGAGAAATTAGATAGATATATAAGAAAACTATAATAATTTCATTTTGCATTTAATGCAATTTTTAATGCAACGCCAAAGAAAAGTTATAAAAAACGAAATAAAAGTATAAAAAATAATTAAATCTATATATCTTTGAAAGTGCCTAAAATAGTGAATTACAAAAAAATATAAAAAAAGAAATGAAAAGATAAAAAGTGTAATTTAATTTCTGCCCACCAATGTAAGAAAACTCTGTAATGGTTATAAAAACTATAATACAGAGTTTTTATTATTTGAAAATAATGCAATTTTAATGCAACTAGATATTTTGAATATAATTAATGTAATTATTTAATGCATCAGTTTTAAAATTATTAAATATAGATGTATAAGTATTTATTGTGGTTTGGATATCTTTATGACCTAATAAATTTTGAAGGACAGGAGCAGGTACACCAGCTTCAATACATCTTGTTGCATATGTATGTCTTAACATATGTGTGTTAACATTACTAGTTTTTAAGTTTACATACTTATCTTTTCCATCTTTATCAATTCCTTTTTTCTTTTTTACAACTGTTGTTTTTATATTAGCGTTTTTGCATATTTTTTTGAATTGAGTATTAATTGTAGATGGAGCTATTATATTCCCATTTAAATGACAAAATAGAAGATTATTTTTATTGGCTGTATAATTTCCAATACTATCTTTTAAAATTGGTTCTAAAATACTTGTTATGGGAATTTTGCGTGTTGACTCATAAGTCTTAGTAGTATCTCCAATAATAACTTTTCCAGTTTTTGTCTTAGTTAGAGTTTTGTGTATATTAATAAGTTTATTGTTAAAATCAATATCACTTGGTTTCAATGCCAATATTTCTCCAATTCTCATTCCAGTATGCAAAGCAACAAGAAAAATATTTTTATATTGTTCATTTTCTAAATGATTAACTAAAGATTTTTGCTCTTCAATAGTAAAAGAAATAATCTCTTTATCTATTTTGGTCGATTTGGGTTTTATTACATTTAAAAGAGGATTTTTTAGTATAATATCTTTTTTTATAGCTTCTTTAAATATGCTTCCTAGCATTTCATAAATTTTGTCTATATAAGAATTTGCATAATTTTTTTTAGAGTTTATAAATTCTTGTAATTCATATACAGTTATATCTTGAATATTAACATCAGCTATACTGCTATTTTTAATATGTTCAAAAGTACCCAAAGCTCTACCATAAGTAGATTCTTTAATGATATTAGCATTATATTTATTATCTATTATTTGTTGACCTAATTCCGAAATAGTAACATTATTCTTTTCTATAAAACTCTTATTTTGAACATCTGATAATGCTTTTGTCATTTTTTCTTTAACTTCTTTTCTAGTACTACCATACACAGATTTACGATTTATTTTTCCATCATTTTTTCTGCCAGCAGTAAACTGGCCAACCCATTTATTTAATTTTTCACTATAATATATAGTTCCTTCGCCATTTCCACGCTTAGCCATCGCATATTCCTTTCATAAAAAATCAAATACTTAAAAAGTATTTGTCTTTAGTAAACAATTTTGTAAATAATAATTATAAGCTTTTTCAATTAGTGTTGGTTCAACGTCTAATATATCAGCTATATCATAAATATTATCAATACCTTTTCTATATAGTTCTTTTAAAGTTTGAAGCGGAACTAACATTTTGAAAGCATATTTAGTTGCTCTAAACTCTTTTTTACTTATAGTCTCTAATGAATAACTGCTATTATATAATGAACCGAGTATAATAGTGACCAAGCTCCTCTGCTAATATTGTTTTTTCTTCACGAGAAGTATGTATTTTTGAATAATTAATTCCAATACAATAATTATCATTAATACAACCTATAATAGCTTTATTTTTCATCTTAAAATCAAATACATTAATATTTTCTTTTTCTGCTATATTATATAATTTATTTAATTCCATTTTATTGCTCCATATATTATAGAATAATTAATAATACTCTATTTTCAAAGGAAAACGAATAGTTACTAAATTTTTAACACTATCAGAACATTTTATAGTTATACCGCTGATATCAAAGAACTTATTGTAGATTAATTCTGAAACGCTTGAAATATCTTTATCTAAAATATCACTAAATTTAAAAGAATATTCTGCATAATACTTTTTTATTTTCATATCATTTAAAACAACCTTAAATCCATTAGTACGATATAATTCTAATATCATATCTGATACTTTTTTATAATAAGCATTGTCATTAATAATTTTTCTATTACCTATCAAAGCATAGTTTGGATTGCTGAAAGGTACAGATTTTAATTTTTGTTCTAATCCACAATAACAGCAAAATTTGCTATTATCATTAATATTTTTGCCACAATAGATACAGTACATAATAAAGTTTTCTACTTATTTCCTTTCATTTTATTTTTCATTTCTTTATAAAATCTTAATGCGTCTGCAATCTCATCATCTGTTAAACCTTCCATTTCTTTATGATAAGCAAATTTAAATTCTTCTTCATCTTTATCATAGTTGCGTATATCAGTTTTACCAAGAAGGTAGTCTGTGCTTACTCCAAAAAAATCAGCTATATTTTTTATTACTTCCAAGCTAGGTTCTCTTTCACCTTTTTCATAAAGACTGATGGCTTGCTGTGTTAGATTAAGTTTTTCAGCCAATTGAAGTTGACTAAGTTGTTTCTCTTCTCTTAACTCTTTGATTTTTAACATAATTCACCTCTATTAATAAATTATAACACAACAAATTGTAGTAGTAAACATAAAACAACAACAAGTTGTTTTAAAGTGAAATAATAGCAAAATTTTAATAGTATGAGAATATAGTAAAATCAATACTTACAACAAAAAGTTAAAAAATAAAATTTTAAATTATTAAAAAGTTGTTGACAACAACTAATAGTTGTGATAATATAAAAAACAACAACAAGTTGTGGAGGTGAGAAAATGGTAAGAAATAAAATGATTGAAATACGAGGAAATAGAAGTCAAAAAGAAATGGCTGATTTATTAGGAATAACGCAACAACACTATTCCTTTATAGAAAATGGTCAAAGAGGAATACAACCTAAGTATTTTAAAATATTTGAAACTGTATTCAATGAAAAAATTGAAAAATTAGCACCCGATATTTTTTTAAACAATAAAACAACTTAAAGTTGTATAACAACAAAACAATCCAACCAAGAAAGGAGAAAGTATGGAAAATATCCCAAAAGAAACATTAGAGAAAATTAAAAAAATAAATAACAACGACAAGGAACTATTTAAAGTAAATAATATTTTGGAATTATACAAAATCAATGAAAAGCTATTAAAGATTATTAACAAAGAATTAGAAAAAGAAATAGTACCAAGTAGAGAAGTGCTTGATACTATCCAGATGTTATTGATAATTAGTGTAGCTTTATCTTAAGAAAATTAGGGCTTTATTTTATCAATAAAATCAGCAATTTCTTTTATGGTATTCAATTTATGGTTTTGCATATAAATGATACCTTCCTCAGTAATATAAACATAATTTGCAATATCATCACCAGGTTGACAATCTAAAAATCCTTTAGAATGTAATTCCCAGCAAGAAGTTGCAACATCATCTTTAGACCAAGTAGGAAATAAAGTTTCTTGTAGCTCATCAGAAGACCCAAATTGACGAGCTTTAGATTTAGAAGAACCATTTTTTACTTGTTCAAGATAATTTTTGTACAAAGTACAAATAAGTAAATCATTATCCTTAGATAATTTGATATCAGACATAATAATCACCACCCTTCATTAAATATTTAGGTGATTATAGCATAAAAAGTCGAAGAATAATGCAATTAAAAATGAAAGGAGGCGATAAAATGAAAATTAAAAAATCTACTATAACATTCGCAGATTTACCAGACACAATAACACCATATGATTATGCAGAATGGCGAGGAATAGGAGAAAACAAAGCAAGGGAAATATTTAATAGCAAAGGATTTCCTAGAATTAAAGGAACAGGAGTTAAGCAAGTAGCAGATAAAAGAGCAGTATATCTATTTGAATTAGGATTATCAGAAGAAGATAAAAAAGAAGTTCTTAAAGAAATGGCAAAAGCAATCATTTAAATGAAAGGAAGTGAAAAACAAATGATAGACAACATATATAACTTATTTACAACAGAAGATTTAGTATTATTAATGTTTATATTTATCAACTTAGGACTATTTATAGATTATATAGATAGAAAAATATCAAGAAGAAAGGAAAGGAGGAAACATGGACAAGTTAGATGAAATTTATTTTTGGCACATAACAACATTAGCAAGACTTAAATTAAGACTAAAAGAAATGAAAAGGAGGAAATAAGAAGATGACAATATTATCAATATTATTAAGTATTATTTTAGTAGTAGCAATAATTTGCATTGCGTTAGTTTGTTTTAAAGAAGACAAAACATATAGCTTATTAGAAGAACTAAAAAATGCAGAATTTAGAGCAGTAACACATTTTAGAAAATTGCATGAAATTGAAATGCTACTAAGAGTAGCAGAAAGAGAAAAGACACCAGCAGTTATAGTGTTAGACAAAATAAAAGAAGTTATCGTCGGTCAAAACAAATAACTTCATAACAGTTTTAGTAAACAAACTATATTTATTTTACAACAAAAATATTAAAAAGTAAAGGAAAAATTATGGATATAGATGAGAAATTAGAAAGATGTGACGAACTAGATGATGTTATTGACACATTAGACGGTCTATATAACAGAATAAGTTCAGACGACATTAAAAGCGATATTTTAGATATTGTAGCTAAATATGAAGAAGAACATCAAAATCTAGAAAACGAGTTACAAGAAGAAGCAGAAGAAGAAAAAAGATATTTGAATAGGGAATATATGCGAAATGCATTATAGGAGGGATAAAAATATGAGTGAAAAAAGTTTGAGTTTATATAATGAGCCAAATCAGTTCATAGAACTTATGGATAAAGTAGAAGATAAAACAATAGAACCAGAAGAAGATGATAAACTATGGAATGAATTAAGATTAGAACTACAAAAAAAGAGTACAAGTGTAATAGGATATGTAAAAGATAGAATAGCACTAATAGATGCAATAGATATAGAAATAAAGAAGTTACAAGAATATAAAAAGAGAGAACAAAACAAAGTAGATAGGTTTAAAGAAATAGTAAAGCAAAATATGAATGTATTAAAAATTAAAAAGATAGAAACACCACTTGGAACTTTAACAGTTGCACAAAGTCCAATATCAGTAGAAATAACAAATGAAGATAAAATACCAGATGGGTTTAAAGAAAAAGTAATAACAACTAATGTAGATAAAAAAGCAATAGTCGATTATTTTAAAACAACAGGAGAAATAGTAGATGGGGTCATGATATACACAAAGAATACAAATTTGAGAATCAAATAATTGGAGGCAAATATGGAAAATAAATTTAGAGATTTAAAATCAGATGAAATAGATTGTAGAATAGCAATATTTAATGAAAACTTTGTATCAATCCTTCTATACAAAGATGCAAGAGTAGACCAAAATATTTTAGATGAAACAGTAAAACCAGAAAATTGGCAAAGAGATCATAAAGAGCTTAAAAATAATATATATTGTGGAATTTCTATTTGGGATAAAGAAAAAAATCAATGGATTACGAAATGGGATTGTGGAAGGGAAAGTTTTACAGAAGCAGAAAAAGGAGAAGCATCAGACAGTTTTAAAAGAGCGGGGTTTAATTGGGGAATAGGCAGAGAATTATATACAGCACCAACAATTTACATACCATATAAGGATAAAGAAGGAAAAGAAAACTATGAAATCAAAACTAAAAACAATAAAAAAACTACATATACAAAATTTTATGTTGAAGCAATACAGATAACAGATAAAGTAATAACAGCATTAGCAATAAAGAATGATAAGAATAAAAGAGTATTTTTATATAAGAAATAGGAGAAAAAATGGATTTGTTTCAAGAAATAACAAGGTTAACAAATGAACTTGATATAGCTGTAAAACAATTAAGGCGAAGTGGTACAGAAAGAGCAGAGGCAGAAAGAAAATATAAAGTTTGTTTAAGACAAGAGGCACTTAAATTGAGAGCAGAAAAAAATATGCCAGTTACTTTAATAAATCAGATAATATATGGAGTAAAAGAAGTTGCAGATTTACGATTTGATAGAGATGTAAAGGAAGCAGTATATCAAGCAAATTTAGAAAGTATAAATAGTACAAAATTAAAATTAAGAATATTAGAAAATCAACTAAATAGAGAATGGGGACAAGTGAAATAAAGTAAGTGGGGTTAAATAGAACGCTCTCACGTTAGCCCCACGATTATTCCTAAAAGGAGCAGAAATGAAAAGTATAATGCAAGATAGTAAAGAATGTTATATATGTGGTTTTAATGGATATACAGAAGAACATCATGTATTTTTTGGTACATACAATAGAAAAATATCAGAGGCAAATGGATTCAAAGTATATCTATGTGTAAATCATCATAGAGGCACGATTGGAGTACATGGAAAATTAGGACATAAATTAGATGAAAGATTGAAGCAAGAATGTGAAAGGAAATATTTAAATAAAGGTCATACAAAAGAAGAATTTATAAAATTGATAGGAAAAAATTATATTTAGGAGATAAAAAGATGTGGATAGAGATAGTTTTATATTTTATAGAAGTTTTTACGAAGCTATAAAAGAATTATCAGAAGAAGAACAATTAAAAGTATATAGGGCTATTACAGAATATGCTTTAAATCATAATGAAATAGAAATAATAGGAACAGCCAAAGCAATATTTACATTAATAAAACCACAATTAGATGCAAACTTTCAAAAATATTTAAATGGTAAAAAAGCAAAACGGAAGCAAAAGCGAAGCAAAGAAAAAGCAAAACGGAAGCAAAATAGAAACTAATGTAAATGAAAATGTTAATGTTAATGAGAATGTAAATGACAATAATAATGCAAGCGACAGTTGTGTTGACGGTTTGCAAGAAATTATAGACTTTTACAACAATAATGTTGGAGCAATAACTCCATTTGGTTTAGAAGTCTTTGAAAATTATTTAAAAGAAATGTCTAAAGACTTAATTATTTATGCCATGCAAATAAGTGTAGAAGCAAATAAAAGGACAATTCAATACATAAAAGCAATATTAAATAACTGGCAAAAGGCGGGAATCAAGACTCTTATAGAAGCAAAAAAAGAAAATAAAAAGCCAACTAAAAAAGAAAGTACAAAAAGTTATGAGCAAAGAGAATATAAAGACATGAATAGTTTTTACTCGAATATTTAGAAAGGAGAAAACAAATGAGTCTTATAACAAGCCAAACAAGGCAAATGTCATTTAACGATATACAAGAGAAACAAAAGATAAGATATGAGCAAATACTCAATAGATTGGACAAGCCGAAGACAGCTAAAGAAATAGCAGTAGAACTATATGAAATGGGAATAACTAATACAACGGATAGAAATGTAACAGCACCACGTTTAACAGAACTCGAAAAGCGAGGAATAGTGAGGGCAGTTACAAAAAAGAAATGTGAGTGGACAGGTAAAAAGGTAGCTGTATATGAAAAAGTAAATAAATTAGATGATATTGTAGAAGAAAACATAAACCATATATCAGTATAAAAGAGGAAATATGAAACAAATTGAAAAAGACCAATTATGCTATTACTGCTTAAGTTGCAATAAGCTAGAGCTCAAAGAATTTGAAGGAGTAAGAAATTGTAAAAACTTTATACCAGGAATAGCAAATTGGCAAGAAAAAATAAATAAAGAGTTAAGAAAAACGAAAGAAGGTAAATAAAATGGAAAGAGATATAAGAACAAAAATATTAGGATTATATAATCAATTAGACAGTATAGGCTGGGACATATCAGAAGTAAAACAAGATTTAGAAGAATTAGAACTAAGCATAAGAAAAAATGAAGGAGGTACAATAAAAGACATTAGTAATCTCATAAGAGAATTAAGAAGAGATGGACTATATACAAACAAGATAGAAGAATTTTTAGAAAATTATATGAAATATTACAACAAATAAATATAAAAACTAAAGAAGGAGAACAAATAAAATGGAAAGAGTAAAAGTACCAAGTGAGATAGTAAAGAATAATAGAGTATACATATATCAAGAGCAATACAATGATAATTTATATTTATACAAAGAAGAAAAAATAGGATTTAAGGAATGTTTTACAATGCAAGATTTAGTAGCAATAAAAAATCAGATATAGAAAAAGTAAAAGATGAAAGGAAACGAATTATGATATTAATAAAAGAGCTATTAAAAGTATTTATAATACTAACTGGAGAATTTTTTATAATATGTTTTTTTATAGCAATAATAGAGAATTGGAGAAATAAGAAATGATAATAAAAATTCCACTTCAATGTAGAAGTAAGAAAAATAGTCAACAAATCTTAACAAATAAGAGAACAGGAAAAATATTCATATCGCAAAGTAAATTATATAAACAATTTGAACGAGAATGCGGATATTTCTTAAATAAATATCAAACTAATATAAACTATCCAATAAATTTAAAATGCACGTTCTATGTTAAGGACAAACGAAAGAGGGACATTGTAAATTTATTAAATGCTATTCAAGACATATTAGTAAAATATAAAGTAATAGCAGATGATAATTATAACATAGTCGCTAGTATAGATGGTTCAAGAATAATTTATGAAAAGGGTAAAGAAGAAACAATAATTGAGATTAATAGATTGGAGGAATAACACAAATGAGGTCATTAGAAATATTAGAAGAACATTGTAAAAAACAATCCACTTTGAAAGAGTTAAACTAATAAAGAAGTTAGAAAAAGATAAAAATAAATTTAAAGAACAAAATGCAGATGGAAGCTTACAAGATTATTTAGATGAAATTTTACAAACATTGAAAGGAGAAAATGATGATAGTAAATTTTAATGAAGAAGAAGCAATAATAACTTTTAGTGGATTACAAATAGTAATTCAAAAAGAGGAAGCTATTGATATTGCTAAAAAAATCTTAGATTATTTTGAGGAGGATTAGATGAGTAAAGCAGATGAGATGTTTGAAGAATTAGAATATGAAAAAATTGAGGAAAGTAAAAGATATTTAAGATATAGTACAGATAAAAGATATGGAGAGCATATAGATTTTGAACTTAAATTACAACAAATAAGATGTACAAGAGTAACTACACGAGGAAATACACATTTTAGATATATTACAATGAAAGAGTTACAAGCAATAAATCAGAAAGTAAAGGAGTTAGGGTGGAATGAGTAATAATAATACAAGAGAAGGAATAAAACAAGCAATATTTAGAATGATTTGTAAAAATGATGTATGTATTATGAATCCACGGATATGTAATAAGTACAAGAGGATTGGCAGAAATACAAAATATTTCATATTACAAAGCTAGAAAATATTGCAAAGAATTAGAAAAGAAAGGATTAATTGAACATATAAGAGAATATATACCAGACCAATTCAGTTATGAAGGAGAACTGCAACAAGAAGCGTTTTGGAATATAGGTTGGAGAACAACTGAAAAAGCATTAGAAACTGAAGTATGGAAGCAAGAAGAAACAGAAGAAGAAAAAATAAGAAAAGAGGTGTGGGGAGATTAAATGAACAATAAAGAACAATTAGTAAAATTAATACAAGAAAATCCTAAGTTACCATTTGTATTCATGGTTAATAATGATGAGATAGCAGATGGTTATGGATATACAGTAATGGAAAATTTTACACCATATATATCAGAAATTTATGAATATGAACACTATGGAGATAAAATATTTACAGATGATTTAGATGATGTAAAAGATTATCATTATTGTATATTTGCAGATAATGAAAAATTTAAAGATTTATCTGATGAAGATTACAGAAAAGCAATAGATAATTGGATAGATGAAAATATAATACACTATAAAGCAATAGTAATGTATATAAGTTAGGAGGAAAGATAATGGATATACAAGTAGGAGATAGAGTTACATACAAATCAATTAGAACAGGAGAAATAAGAACATTAATAATCGATGGAACAGCATTAGAGAAAGATATGAATGCAAAAGATAGTAAACAATTTTTTGAAATATTAAAAATAGAAAGACCAAAATATGAAGTAATAGAAGAAAAAAAAGAATTATTAACAGAAGAAGAAAAAGAGTTTTTGAAATGTTATATGAAATTAACTACATTAAAATTTAATTATATTGTAAAAGATAGTGATTATTTATACTTAAATATAGATGGAACATTATCTAAAATAAAAATTGAACTTAATGATTTTTGTTTTAAAAATTTAAAAGTTGATGTTGAATATAAAATAGAAGAATTAGGTTTATAGGAGGGTAATATGGATAAAAAAGAAAAATTAAAAAAACAGATAGAAGAAGTTACAGAAGTTTTAATAAAAAATGCAGAAGAAAATGGTTTTGATAATTATTGGTTTTATAAAGAATTAATAAAAGGGGATTTCTTAGTAACAAGTTTCTTTGAAGAATATTTTAGAAAAAATGAAGGATTAAGTTGTTGCACAGACAAGGCTAATTATGTTTTAAGTGCAATAAAAAGAATGATAAGACAAAAAGAAAATATAAAATTACAACAAACTTATAGAGAATATCAAGAAAATGGTGGCAAGATAGGAAATATCAAAGAATTAGATGAAATTTGTTATTGGTGTCCTAAAACAATAAAAACTAGCAAAGATGCTATTAAGCTATTTCTGAAAGAAACTTTGCAGAAGTGGAGAGAGTAATATGGATAAAGAATTAGAGGAAGTGGTAAATTGGTTATCAGCATTAGACATAAAAAGTGAATATGAAGCAACAAATAAAGAAAGTATTTTAAACTACATAGATAAAATACAAAAAGAAAATAGTAAATTAAAGAAATCTAATGAAGTATATATCAATTCTATACAAAGTATAGCGTCAGTCTTATCAAAAGATTATATAGAAAAAGATAAAATAAAAGAAATATTAAAAGACTTAAACAGTGAAGCTATAAAAGCGGAAAAAGACTTTGATGCAATTTATAAAAAAGAAAATAAAGATATGCAAGATTTTTATACAACAAGAGATTTAACAAACCAACTGCAAATGATAAGTTGGTTTGAAGGAATATTAGAAGAAGTATTGGAGGAAAAAGAATGCAAGAAATAAGCATAGAAGAACTTTTAAATAGTTATAGTGAACTAAAAAGAAATAAACAAGTAATAGCGAATATTGATGTGAATTTTTTCTTTTATTTTATGGATAGATTAATTAAAGAAGTAGAAGATTCAATCCCTAAAGAAACAATACAAAAATACTTAGAAAATGAAAAAGAACTTTTTGAAACTTATAAAAAAGAAAGTAAAACAAATGAGAACCTAAAATTGGGATTATATAAACACATGGGTGCTAAGAATATGTGTGAAAGAATTTTAGGAATAGAAAAAACTGTAACTTTAGATTGAGGAGGAAAACAATGCAAATAAATTTTAATGGAGAAAAAGAAGATATATCAGCTATGTTAGTATCAGCTGAAAGATATGCTTTAGGTAGGCAAACTTACATAGTACAATGGACTTGTGAGATTATTATAAAGAACTTAGATTTATTAACATATAAAGATAAACAGGTTATGATAAGAGATATAGAAAATCCACTTAGCTATGGCGATGAATGCGATAAAGAATGTTGGTTAAAATTATTAGAAGTGTTAAAGGAGAGTACAAATGAGTGAAAATGAAAAAAAAGAAAGAATACAATTAATTGCAGATACATTAGAAATGCTATTACAACAAATAGACGTGTTTACAATGAATTTTACTAAAGAAGATTTAGAGATTTTAGAAGAAAGTAAAGAAAAATTAGAAGAAAAAATATTACATAATAATTCAGCATTGCCACTTATATATGCATTAGGTGGAAGTTATGATAGTGCTGAAGATGAAATGAAGATAACATCATTAGAGGGGCTTATATCTATCATAAAAGCTCGAAATGAATATAAGGATAAAATAATAAAGATAAAAGAAGAACAAACAAAAAACAAGGAAATTCTAAAATTAATGGGATTATAATTTTAGGAGAAAAAAAATATGTGTAAATATTGTGAAGATATTTCCAAAAAAGAAAGGACAGGATTTTATTCTTACACAGAGTATAAAAGCCTTCCTGCTGAATTTGGAAACTTAATAGGTATATCGTTGCACTATAAGTTTGATATGCTAAAGAAAGAAAAAATAATACATAGATTTCCGCACTTTTGCCCAATGTGTGGAAAAGAAATTAAATTTAAAGATGAAGGAGAATAAAAAGATGAAAATTAAAGAAATTAAAGAAGAGGGTATTGTATTTGATAATGGATATATATTAGAATACTATCATGAACAAGATTGTTGCGAAAATGTATATGCAGATTTTGAAATGTTAAAAGAATACAATGTATCAACTGTAACAGGTAAAAGCATAAAGATAAAAGAGATTGATTTTGAAGAAAGTTTAATACATTTAGTACAAGGAGTGAAGGAAGTAGGATTCAATATGATTTCAAAAATAGGAGAAAAATTTTTCGTTCCATGTTACAATTCACAAAATGGGTATTATTCTGGAAATTTAGAATTGATTTTATATAAAGAAAATAATGTAAAAGAAAAATTAGATATATCAGAATTTGTAAAAGATGAAATATATTAATTACCAACTATACATTTGAAAGGAATTAAATAAATGAAAGATTTAAAAATATTCACAAATAATATAGAAGATGAAGCGGTAAATCAGATTAATTTATTACTTGAGCAAGAGACATTTAAAGATTGCAAAGTAAGAATAATGCCAGACGTTCACGCCGGAAAGGGCTGTGTAATTGGATTTACAGCCGATTTAAAAGACAAAGTGATACCAAATATTGTTGGAGTAGATATTGGCTGTGGTATGTTATGTGTAGAACTTGGAAATATAGAATTAGACTTAGAAAAACTAGATAAAGTAATAAATAATTGTATACCATCTGGAAGAAATATAAGAGAACACAAAATACTTGACTTTAATGAAATCAATAATTTACATTGTTTAAGAGAATTAAAGGATACAAAGAAATTTAATAGAGCTATTGGAACATTAGGTGGTGGTAATCATTTTATAGAAGTAGACAAAGATGATGATGGTAACAAATATTTAGTAATTCATACAGGTTCAAGAAATTTAGGAAAACAAGTAGCGGATTATTATCAAAACTTAGCAATAGAATTATGCAGCGGAAAAGAAGAAATGTATCAAAGAAAAGAGGAAATTATAAGAAAATACAAAGAGCAAGGAAGGAAATCAGAAATACAAAAAGCATTAAAAGAATTAGTAAAAGAATATAAAGACAATAAGCCAAATTTACCAAAAGAATTGTGTTATTTAGAAGGAAAATATAGAGAAATGTATTTACATGATATGAAAATATGTCAAGAATATGCAAGTTTAAATAGATTAAACATAGCAAAAGAAATTATAATTAATTATTTTGAAATGACATATATTGCAGATATGTACCCACCTATTATGAATAATAGCTTTGAAACAATACACAACTATATTTCTTTTGATGATAACATAGTTAGAAAAGGAGCTATATCAGCTAAAGAAGGAGAAAGAGTATTAATACCAATAAATATGAGAGATGGCTCAATAATAGCAGTAGGAAAAGGAAATAAAGACTGGAACGAATCAGCACCACACGGAGCTGGAAGAATAATGTCAAGAAACAAGGCTAAAGAAACATTTAAGTTAGAAGAATTTAAAGAAAGTATGAAAGATATATATTCAACAAGTGTAGTAGAAGAAACAATAGATGAAGCACCATTCGTATATAAACCAATGCAAGAAATAATTGATAACATTAAAGATACTGTAGAAATCGAAAAAATAATAAGACCAATCTATAATTTTAAAGCAAAAAATTAAAAAAATAGGAGGCACAGATGAACAAATTACTATTAGAACAAATAGAAGACATAAGAGCAGAAAAAGTGGATTTAGAAAGAAGATTAGAACTTTGGAAACAAGAAAAAATTCCAACAGTTTCAGATAGCATACAAACAAGCAGTAAAGATTATCCATACACAAAACATAATACTACAATAACTGGATATAGTGATATAAAATATAAAAGAAATAAAAAGAACCAAAAGAAGTATAAAAAATTAATAGAAGAAGCGGATTATAAAATAGAAAAGTTAATAAATGAATTGGAATATGAAATGAAAAAAATTGAAGATGAAGATAGTGATATAAGAAAGATAATAAGACATAAATATGAGGATAACATGAATTATGTACAAATTGCTCATAAAATGAATAAAGATAGAAAAGATAGCAAAAAGATATATACTGAAGAAAGTGTCAGAAAACAACTAAAAAGATTTTTAAAAAAATTATAAAATGTCCGTTTTGTCCGCTTATAATATGCTAAAATAGTAATAAGTAAAAGTGTGATCATTCATATTTTGTATATGAATAAGCCCAAGATTGCACAACAGAATAGAAAGAGTTAATTGCAATAATGCGGTTAGCTCTTTTACATTATCCAACAACGATACTAGATAAGTTGCAAAGTGTCGTTCATCAGACATCTCCTTTCTAATATTTTAGATTTTTCGAGTAAAAGTGGTTCAATTCTAGTTAAGAGCATATGTAAGCAGTATGAAGTATATAAACATAGATAGATAGCAGAATGGCAAAAAGTAGCCATTCAGTCATATGGTGCAAATTATCTATAATTTATATATTTCATAGTGTTTATTGAACGGTTTTTGAACGGTTAGTAGAAATAGTGAATAGGAGAAAATATGTTATCAAGTGAAATAATAGAAAAGTATAAAGAAAAGATGTGTCCGTTTTGTATACATAGTAATGACACTGATTATCAAGAATGCAATATAGTAATTCAAATGGACGGACAAGCTGATTGCATTAATTATAAATGCGATGAGTATTGTAGAAAGAAGAAAGAAAATGAAAGAAACAACAGTACTAGATAAAATAACAATTTAGTAGAAAACATAAATTATGAATCAGTGTATGTAGAGATAAAGACAAAAAATGATAAGTATGTATTAGAAAAGGAAAAGAATACAAGAGTAATTGGATTTTCAGATAAAAAAGAGTAGGTGATTAAATGGCAAAATTAACACGAAAACAACAAAGATTTGTGGAAGAATATCTTATTGATTTAAATGCTACACAAGCGGCGATACGAGCTGGATATAGTACAGATACAGCAAAAGATATTCGGATGTGAGAACCTAGCAAAACCCAACATTCGAGAAAAGATAGATAAAGCATTAGCAGAACGTTCAAAGAGAACAGGTATATCAGCAGATAGAGTAATAGAAGAACTAGCAAAGATTGCTTTTGTGAATGCTAATGATGTTATAGACTTTAAAACTGGAGGAGTTAAAGAAGACGCTAGAGAAGAAGACCTAGCAGTTATACAATCAATAAAAGTTAAAGAAATGTCTGGAGAAAAAGCAGATAGCACAGAACGAGAAACTAAATTGGCAGACAAACAGAAAGCATTAGAATTGCTAGGAAAACACTTGGGATTATTTAATGATGTAAATATTAATATGAAAAATGCAATACAAGTAGAGTTAGTAGATGATGTTGTTGAATAAAGAAAGAATAAGTTTACAAGAGCAAATAGGTAAGGGTTATGCTACGTTTTGGAATTTCAAGGGTGATGAAATAGTTTTAATGGGCTCTAAAAGTAGCAAGAAATCTAAAACAGCAGCACAACGCTGGATGAAATTGCTAAAAAAATATCCTAGAGCTTGTTTATTAGCAACAAGAGACACAGAAAAAACAATCCGTGATAGTGTATTTGCAGATTTAAAATGGGCAGCTAAAAAGTTAAAACTATATGATGAATGGGATTTTATAAAAAGTCCGTTAGAAGCTACTAATAGGGAAACAGGACAAAAAATATTTTTTAGAGGTTTAGATGATTGGCAAAAGATAGCATCAATAACTATAGATGATCCAAACTTAGTATTATGTTGGGTATGGTTTGAAGAAGCTTTTGAAATAGAAAAGAAAAACACTTATGATAAAGTAAGGATGTCTATAAGAGGTAAAATGCCAGAAGGATATTTCAATCAGTCTTTAGCTACATTAAATCCTTGGTCAGACCAACATTTTATTGTAAAAAAGATAACAAACAAATTAACTCCAGATGAAAAGGTTCTTGAAGAAAAAGGAAAACAAGAACTGATAACTGAAGAAGAACAAGAATTTATTTACAATGGTGAAAAGCGAAAAGAAAAAGTAAGCCAGTTATTAATGATAACAAATTATAAACTTAACGAATTTCTAGATGTTAAGGACTACGCAAGATTTGAACAAAAGAAAAAAGAAGATTATGAGGATTACAAAACATCGGGCTTAGGAATGCCAGGAGTAAGCAAAGGGCTTATATTTAGAAACTGGAGAATTGAAGATACAGAAAAGTATAAAAATACTTTTGAATTAATTAGAAGAGGTTTGGACTTTGGTTATAGTTCAGACCCTTCTGCTTTTTTGCAGTTCAATGTAGATTTAAAAGCTAAAAGGATAGTAGTATTTGATGAATTTGGAGCAATAGAGCTAACTAATGAAATGCTAGCAAATGAACTAAAAAAGAGAATAGAACCTTATGCACTAATAAAAGCAGATGCAGCAGAACCTAAGTCAATAGCAGAACTAAATAATTTAGGAATAAATGCAATACCAGCACAGAAAGGACCAGATAGTGTGCTACATGGGATTAAATGGCTAAAAGGATTTGAAATAATAGTAGACCCAAAATGTAAAGGGCTAATAGAAGAATTAGGATTATACAGATGGAAAGTTGACAAGCTGGATAACCCATTAAATATTCCAGAAGACAAAAACAACCATTATATAGATGCATTAAGATATGGTTGTGATGACTTATATTTAGCAAGTTAGGAGGAAAGATGGAAAGCCGATTAATAAAAGAACTAATTACACAATTTAATATGTCTGATATAAAAAAGAAGATGCTAGAAGGCGAAAGATATTTCAGAAATCAGAATGACATATTAAAGAAAGACTTAAAAAGTTATACAATTTATGACCAAAAAACTGGTAATAAAATAAAGAAAACAAATGAAAATAAGTCAGATGAGCATTTACCACATGGATTTTATCCTAAGCAAGTAAATCAAAAGAAAGCTTATGTATGTGGAAAGCCAATAACCATTACATATAATATGCCAGTTGATGGAGATAAGAACGAAGTAACTAAGAAAGCAGAAAAGAAAATAACTAATATGGTATGGAATGCTTTAGGTCCTAATTTCGAAAAGTTAATAAAAAACAGAGTCAAAGAAGCTAGCAACAAAGGCAGAAGTTGGTTACATCCAGATTACAGAGATGGAAAATTTGTACTAAAAAGATTACCTAGTGAAGAATGTATACCAATTTATGATAATGAAACACAAAATTATTTAGAGGGTTTTATACATTTTTATACAATTCAAGACTTAATTGGAGATAAGCCAGAAGATAGAATCTATGTTGAATATTGGGATAAAAAAGAAGTTATGTATTATATAGAGACTAAAGTAGGAGACACAACAATATTCTTAGAAGATGTAACAAGACCAAGACCAGAATGCCATTGGTATAGAGAAATATACGATGGTGCTCTAAATAATTTGAAAGAGATAGAAAAGCACAGCTGGGGTAGAGTTCCTTTTATAGAAATAGAAAATAACGAAGAAAAAATGACAGACTTAGAACCGATAAAACCACTAATTGATGCATATGATTTAATAGATAGCGGATTTGTCAATACAATAGAAGATTTAAAAGAAATAATATGGCTAATTAATGGATATGGTGCAGAAGATTTACTTGCGCTTATAGAAAATTTAAGAATAAATGGTGTAGCAAGAACAAATGACACAGCGGGGAAAATAGATGCAAAGTTGTTGCCTATCCCATATGAGGCAAGACAAGCACTGCTAAAGGGATTAAAAGAGCTTATATATGAGTTTGGGAGAGCAGTAGATACTAGTAACAAAGATTTAATAGGACAAGCTCCGAGCGGTGTATCATTAGAATTTCTGTATACTGATTTAGATATGAAGGCAGATGACAGCATAGGTGGACTTACAAGTGCTATATATGAAATTTTGTGGTATGTATTGCAAGATTTAAAAATGCAAGGAAAAATACCATTAGAAGTAAACGAATTTGACTTTAAAATTGAGTTTAATAAGTCAAGAATATTCAACGAAACAGAAAAGGTAAATACATTAAGCAATGATACAGTAATGAGTATTCGAAGCAAGCTAGAAAAGCATCCATATGTAGATGATGTAGATATAGAACTACAAAGGATAAAAGAAGAAAAAGAAGAAAATATGAAAATGCAACAAAGAGTATTTGGCACTGCTGGAGGCTTTAAAAACAATCATGATGAAGACGATGACACCAACGAATAGGAGGTGTTGATTTTATGGCAAGAAAACCAATAAACTATTTTGAGAGAAGAAGTACAGAACTTATGCTCCAACTAGAAAAAGGTACAGAGAAGACAATAAATTCATTAATACAAGCATATGAACAGGCAACAAAGAACATAAATATAGAAATCAGTAATATATTTAAGAACTATTCAAAAGATGGAATACTAAGCAAAGAAACATTAGTTAAGATGCTAAATAAAAGGGAAACGGACACATATTATAAAAACTTATTAAATGTAATTAATAATAATATAACTGATGAAGATATAAAAAAGAAATTATTAGCAAAATATAACGCTCCAGCATACAGTTACCGTATTAGCAGATATGAAGCATTACAACAAAATATAGATATAGAATTAAAGAAGTTGGCTAATATAGAACAGCAGATAACAGAAACAAGATATGTAGACACAATAGCAGAAGGTTATTATCACAATATATATGATATTCAAAGAGGAACTGGACTAGGCTTTAGTTTTGCTCAGATAGACAATAGAACAATAAATTTAATGCTAAATGAAAATTGGACTCCCAACCCATTAGCTACTGCATCTAACTTTTCTCAAAGAATATGGAATAATAGCGAAAAGCTAGGTAATTACCTAAGAACTCAACTAACTGCAGATAGCATGAGTGGTAAATCAATAGCAAAGATAAGTAAAGAATTATCAGAATATATGAATGTAGGTCTGTACAATGCAACAAGACTAGTAAGAACAGAAGTGAATCATTTTGCAAACGAAGCGGAGATGTTATCCTATGAAGAACTAGATATTGATAAGTATAGGTATATAGCAACATTAGATAAAGTAACTTGTAAGCATTGTGCTGAACTTGATAATAAAGTATTCAATGTTAAAGATAGAAAGCCACGGCAAAAATTATCCACCAATTCATGCAAACGACAGATGTACAACAGTAGCAGAGTTCGATAGTGAAGTGATAGAAGGACTACAAAGACGAGCGAGAGATGGAAACGAAAATAGTATACTAGTACCTCAAGATATGAACTATCAAGAATGGTATGCTAAATATGTGACAAATAATGATAAGAGTGATATAATAAGTAATATTCCAAATTTCAAGAAATCATTAATAAAAGGACCAGAAAAAATATATAGTAGCAAAGAGATAAAACAAATAGCACAAGAAACAAATATAATAGCAAGTAAATATACTAATAACAAAAGCAAATGGAGTGGGAAAATAATACAAAGTAAGCGTAATATAACAGTTAAGCTTTGGAATTGTAATATAGAAATAGCAAACACCACATCTCCACATGAAATATTACATGAACAGCTTCATGCGCACTCAATTAGTTATTATGACAGAGAAGTTTATAAAAAGCATAGAAAGATAGAAGAAGCGACTGTTGAATTTTATACAAAAGAGATAGGAAAGAAAGAAAATATAATTAATATAAAGTCTGTATATGATGACTGGGTAGAGAACTTAAAAGAAATAAATAATAAGATAAAGATAGAAAAAACAGACTTTAAATTTGCTCAAATATTATTTAACATTCCAGTTAATAAACGAATAGAATTTCTTGAAAATAAAATACAAAACTATTTAATAGATAAATCTATAGATGAAGCGATACAGTTAAATAAACTGATGGAGGTATTATATGACTAACAGAGATTATGTATATAGTTTAATATACCAAACAATATATTATCCAAACGGAAAAGAAGATAAGGTATTAAAAAAGCTATACGATGAAATACAAAATGTTCTTAAAAATGATAAATATATGAATGAAGAAAAGGAATTATTACAAAAACAAGCTCATTTAGAAAGCTTAGTAATGATGTTAGATATTTAAGGAGATGTAAAAATGAAAGACGAAATTTTGAATTTTATGTATGAACTGATAGAGAAAATAAAAGATAGAAACGATAGATTAATAGCTGACTGGGGAAATGAACAAGATGGAGTATTAAATGAGAAACAATATAAAGAGAGAAGAAACAAAGCTAGAGAGTTAGTAGCTAAAATTAAATAATTTATTAATATTTTAAAATTATAAATGTTGGTGAAATCATAGTGGGGCTGATTTTTAAATGAGGAACTAACAGCCAACAATTAAATCAAAGACACAGAAATGTGTCTTATTTTTATGCCTTGAATTTTAGTATTTGAGGTAATTTTTATTACTCATTTACTTGTGAGAATAAACAAAAAGTAACTTTTCGTACTGGTAGCACCAGAATAAAAAAGCTAGAAAGGTAGGACCAATTATGGAATGGTTAAAAGAATTATTAAAAGATGCTGGAATAGAAAATGTAGATGATTTAGAAAGTAAAATTGCTAAAGAATTACCAAAGCATTTTAAACCAGCAAAAGAATTTAATGACATCAATGAAAAATTGAAATTAGCTGAAGGAGAAAAGAAAACACTAGAAGATGACAAAAAGAAAATTGAAGATGAATATAACAACTTCAAAAAAGGCTCTATAAGTCAAGAAGATTATGAAGCTAAGAAAAAGGAAATAGAAACTAATTCAAAGGCAGAAATAGCAAAAGTAAGACTAGAGAGCAAAATTGATTTAGCGATTAACAATGCTAAAGCAAAAAATGTTAAATCTGTAAAAGCAAACCTTGAACTAGACAAAATTAAACTAGACGGAGATAAGCTTTTAGGATTTGACGACCAAATAGAAGCATTAAAGAAAAGCGATGCTTACTTATTTGAAATTGACAACAAAGTCAATAAAGGATTAGAAGATAATAATCCAAATAAAAGAAAAAACGAAGGCGGAAATTACGAAGATGATGAATTAGATAATTTGTCAGACGAAGAATATTTTGCACTTCAAGAAAAAAATAATAAATAAGAAAGAAGGAAAAGAAAATGGGAAACAAATTATTAACATGTCAAAGAATAGCAAGAGAAGCATTACCAATGCTAGTAAATAACTTAGTAGTACCTGAGTTATTTCACACTGATTACAGTAAAGACTTTGTAAAAGAAGGGGATACAATTCAAGTTGAAAAACCATGTCAATTTGAAGCAAAAGATTTTAAGGATACGGTAACAATCCAAGAAATTAATCAAAAGAGCGTTCCAGTTGTTATGGACCATATCGCCGATGTATCTGTTGAAATTACATCTAAAGAATTAACTTTAGATAGAGTAGCATTTAATGAAAAAATATTAACACCTATGATGGAAGCAATTGCTGAAAAAATCAATAAAGAAGGTCTTGAAATGTACAAAAATGTTTACAAAACATTAGGTACACCAGGAACAACACCAAATTCTATAGACGTAATGGCAAACGCAAGAGGTTTATTAAATAAAGCAAAAGCACCAATGGGCAATAGATATGCAGTATGGGACCCAGATGCTGATGTAAAATTCTCTACAATAGATGCAATTTTACACGCTGAAAAATCTGGAAGCACACAAGCATTAAGAGAAGGTTCTATTGGTAGAATACAAGGATTAGAAAACTTTATGTCTCAACAAGTTGCAGTTCATGAAGCTGGAACTTTCACAAAAGTGGCAACACCAAAATTAAATGCAAAAGCAGAAGCTAAAAGTGAAACTATTACAATTAAAGGTGGAACTGCAGCTGAAACATTAGTAAAAGGAGATTTATTATCAGTAGGAGGACAGCAATATGTTGTTACAGAAGATGCTAAAGCTGACACTGGTGTAATTACTGCAAAAGTATATCCAGCAGTTGTAAAAGAATTAGCAGCAGATACAGAAGTAACATTCATAGATAAAACTGCTGGAGGTCATGTTGCTAATATGGTATTTAATAAATTAGCATTTGCCTTTGTATCAAGAGCATTAGCATTACCTGTAGATGGTAGAGACTCTTATGTTATTTCTTACAAAGGACTAAATTTAAGAGTTGTTTATGGATACGATATGCAAACAAAAAAGAATATGCTATCTATTGATACTATTTATGGTTTTGCACCATTATATCCATCTTTAGCAGCAGTAGTTTTGGGATAAGAAAAGGCAGAGAAATCTGCCTTAATTTAATTATTAGGAGGATGAGATAATGAAATGTTCTAAATGTGGAAAAGAGTTTTCAGAACCAGTATTACCCTTGCATGAAAAAAGATGTGGTGATAAGGAGTTGAAAAATAATAAAATTAAAACAATTGAGCAAATGAACAAAGAAGAGTTATTAGCAAAAGCTAGAGAGTTAGAAATAGTTGTTGAAAATGTAGAAAATACAACTAAAGCTCAAATTATAGAAATGATAAAAGCAAAAGAAACACCACAAGAGTAGGTGATCAAATGAATTTATTAGACGAAGTAAAAGAAAGACTTGACATTACTGATACAAGTCAAGACAAGAAAATTCAAGGTTATATTGATGAAATTACTGACAAAGTAAAATCTATTTGTAACAGAATAGATTTCCCAGAAGAGCTAAATTATTTAGCAATTAAGTATGCAAAAGACAGTTATATTTATTACAAAGATAAAGATAATTCTAAAAATGAACAATTACAAGTGACAAGTGCAAGTGATAATGGACAATCTGTTAGTTTTAAAACAATAGAAAATGTTTCAAAAGATGATGTAGATATTGATAAAGTAATCGCTAAAAACATAGATGAAATATCAGCGTATGCATATATGAGGTGGTAATTATGCAAATACCAGATTTATTTAAACAAGTAATAAATGACACTTTTTATGACAAAGAACTAAAAATAACAACTCCAAAAGTAGAAAAAATAGAAAGAGACGAGGAGGGTTGTATAATTGAAACTAAAGAAGTTATTTTAAAAGAAATTATAGTAGGAAACTTTCAATATTCTACACTTGAAAAGGTACAGCAAGAATATGGAAAAGAAATGGTTGCTGAATGTATTGCTACTTGTGAAGATACACAAGCAACAGTAGATGATATTTTAGTATATCAAGAAAAAGAGTATGAAATAAAAGCAATTATTCCTTATGATAGTCATAAAATAATACTTTTGCATAGGGTAGGTGGTTTAGATGAGTAGCATAGAAGGATTAGACGAGGTGTTGGTTAAATTATCACGGACTAGGTGGAGATGTAAAACAAAGTTGCAAAAAAGCACTTGAAAGAGGTGCTAAGAAGATACAAAAAAATGCAAAATATTTAGCACCAGTAGATATAGGAGAACTCCGCAATTCCATAAAAACAAAGTCCGAAATAACACAAGAAGGAGTATGGGCACAAGTATACACTAATTGCGACCATGCTATTTATCCAGAATTTCGGAACTCGGTCAACGTGGTGCAGAAAGCAATATAGATAGGCCAGAGCGGTGTGTCATATAAAGCAGACTGGAAAGGACAAACAGCACAGCCATACCTTACACCAGCATATTTACAAGCGAAGAACAGTGGAGAAATAGAACAAGAAGTAATTAAGTCAGTACAATCAGATATAAGAAAAATGGAGAGTGGTAAATAATGAAAAATTTAAAACCACAAATATTAAAAAAATTAGAAGAAATCTCAGATGTTGAGGTTTCTTATTTTTATCCACAAAAGTGG